TGCGCTGTCTTCTTTGGAGCTTTAGGCTTTTTCATGTAATAACCTCACATAGAGTTGATAAGGTGTCAGAATCAACGGGTTATTGATTCCTAGTATTTGTTTAACGTGTCCCACGCAAGTATTCAGCATGATCGGACTACGCTTGCATTCTTTCATCTGTGCCTTAATGACAATCACGTCATCTAGTGTAAACGGTTTATCATCTACTGTAAAAATATCCAGTGAACCAACAGTCTTGCCGTACACTATCCAGCGCCCACGGTCGGGAATAACTACGTAACAATGACGCCAGAATGGTTGCAGGAATCGAGACCACCAATGCCCATCATCGTCTCAGAATACAACGTACACTTCAGAAGACACTGAAAGCCACCTTGGCGGTTGTAGGACGATGAAAGCCCTGCGCCCTAGTCAATGCCTGTCTTCCTTCACCTTCGCCCTGTAGCGCGTATTCAAGAGCCTCTACGGGGTGTGAGTATTCGTTCTTATCGGGTTCATCAGTGTATCGATCACCTGAGACTTGGATACGTCGATAACAGAAACCACCTTGTAAGCCCTTGCGTATCATCTTAGCTTTACTCAATAGCTGAAACCTTGGCTTACCATCCATACAGTTTTCTTTCATCGGCAGTTCAAGGGCAGCCCTTCGCATTGCAGGATCGTTAGTGCTAGTCGGTGAGCATGGAATGCCTGCCGCCCTTATAATCTTGAATGGTGTGTCTGCATTCGCCTGGTTCTTGTTGTCACCCGATGGATCGCCCCAGCCCTTAAACTTGTGATCGGGGTAGTTAGCGTCGATATATCGTTTGAGTTGTGGTGCAAAGTCCACCGCCCCGCTATCCGTTAAACAGAATTCATCGAAGCACACCCATCTACCCATTGACGTACGCTGTAGGAATGCACACGCAGGGGTTCGCCCAAAGTCAAAGCCTAGAATTATCGGGATATCCTTTGATGGCTCGAAGTGATCTTGCGAACAGTGTACCGAATCAACGTACATCGGATGCACTGGCTTACCAGATGAAACGAACCCGTATTCATTGGCTAGGTTTACCTTGATCCAATCGTCAGTCTTACCTTGCAAGCCTCGTGAGTAGTAAGCCGTTGGCAGGTTGGTTAGGTTCTCAGCGTTGGGATTGACTGCCCATGACTCACCGTCTTTATAGACTCCACCTGGTTGACGATGGAAAGCCCAGCCTTCGGGGCGTTCTTCTTCTGCCAGCTTGTAGTACCAATGGTCTTCATCGGGAGCGTTCGAGTCACCTACTATCCCGTAGTGCGTAGGACGTGCGCCTTCCTTTGGTGATGGATAACGACCAGCCCGTAGGTCGAGCATATCAACAACGGCCTTGCTGTGCTCCTTGGCTTCGTTCAGCCACACCCATGTGGTCTGAATACCCCGAGCCTTTTTAACGTGATCGGGCCGATCAAACGCGATAAAGATAACCTCACACCTAACACTAGTCCCATCGTCCAACTGGAACGCTAGGCGATGCGTAGGCGGTTCTTTATTACCCTGTTTAAACTCGCCAAGGTCGCCGAGTATCTCGAGCCAATCCTTGATCGTCGTACTGAATAGTTCGCTGTATGTATTACGAGCCGCAATGATTCTAGTCAACCTCACCCCGTGATTAGGATGTTGTTCGCTTTTAACTGGCGCTTGCTCACACATTAGGTCGAATAGTTTGAGGATCGTTTGAACTGTCTTACCACTACCCAACGGCCCCATAATAAATGAGTTACGCTCTCGGCAATCTGCGAACTCCTGCAGCACTTGCCCCTGCGGTTTGAGATGATACTCAATCGTCGGCATTATTCGACGCCATCAAAACGCTTTTTAAGTATAGAGACCACTAATGCATCACCACCTTCGCCTGTCATTTCGGTAGCTTTCAGTTCAGGTAAATACTTGTTAATCAGCCTCAGTCTTGCATCAGTAGCATACTTAATAGCAGTCAACTCATTAGCTTCCATGCTAGCCCCCTCCTTTTCCATTTTGACAATGTTATCAATAACATGCTCAAGTCGGCACTTCTCGGATAAATAGGTTCTAAGATGCTCTTGGCGCATTGCTCTTTGCTTTGCTGGATTGTTAGCTGCCATACATCACCCACGCATAAATTTCATCTATTGCATAATAACACAAATTAATATAACTAAATAATCTATGGGATATGTAATTGAATCTGTTGACACATCAATAATGTTTTAGTTTAATGGACTCATCGGCTCACGGGGAGCCACTTACTGGAGGGTAGTAAAATGAAAACAGTTACAGTGAAATACAAATCAGGCGGTTGCACCATCGTTTCTAATGTTATCAAGGAACTGGTTGTTGGTAACGCTCACTACATTTTGACTTTAGATACTGACGCCGATGTTGCTAAAACTAGAAAAATGGTTGACGGATTCTATGTAGATTCTCGCTACAGCCAGTCATTGGAAATCGTTTCTTGGTAAAACAAGAGGATATTACTGGAGGGCAGTAAAATGGATGACAACAAGAAAGTACAACAACTCACATTAATACTAATGGCGCTGCTCCTCGCATTGTTGGCCCTTGGTATTGCAGGCAATGGAGATATCGAAGCAGAGGAAGATAGCGCCAAGGTGTACGCCGAGATGGTGTGCGCTGGTCACTGGCCCGACTATGAGAACAGGAATCCAAAATGCAATTAGACGTAAGGTACGCGGTTGATTCTGATTTATCGTTTATTGACCACCTGCAAAAACTAAACGCCGAAGAACTGTCTTTTTATCCAAAGGCAGTTTTTGAGCGTGAGATCAAAACTCAGCGCATACTCTTAGCGCTCGTAAATGGGCAGCACGCGGGTTATCTTTATCATGGAGCAATAGCACTAGACCAGCCGATTAAAATTCATCAAGCGTGCATTGAGTACGATCTGAGGGGTAATTGGTATGGCGCTGGCTTGTGCCGCATACTTGAAGAAACCGCAAACATATCTGGAGCCAAGTCGATAACGCTGAGATGCGGTTCTGATATTGCAGCAAATGCTTTCTGGAGAAACATGGCCTTTGAGTGTGTAGCGATTACTGCGGGTGGCATTAGGCGCATGAGAGATATTAACGTTTGGCATAAATTGATCGGTGAAGATTTATTTGGCTTTGACTCATTAGAGCCTAGCACAAAGAAAAAAGACGCCAGCATTTGGGCCAAAAGAAACAAAGACAAAAAGCAAAGTTCGATGCTAAGAGGTAAGGCGCTGCTTGATTATAGAAACCAGATCATAGCAGAACACGATAACGCATAAGCACGCTTACTTCTTAAAAATCTTATCCCAGTTTTCTTCAAACTTCTTACGAGACTCTGGTGTACTCTGCCTTTGTCTCGATCCTTTGCCACCATCCATCTCTGGAAAGTGGCGCTTTCTCGTTTCTTTATCCAGCTTGTGTCTTAAATCCATTAGAGAGCCTCCCACAATATCCAAGCCGATAACAACAGAATGGTTAGGTGTACAGGGAATGTAATTTTGAAATTCTTTGCTAGGTCTAGCTTGAAGATTTCCCAATCTGCCTTTCTATGCGCCTTCTTAATCTCTTTTTCAATATTCATACACGCCACCAGTTATACCCATGTCTCTGAGCGCCTTTAATGTTATTACGCATACAATCCTGGCTTACTCCGAAGATCATACCCAGCCGTTCGTAACCTAGCCCGTTTGATCTTAACTCCATAGCCTCGACCACCTGCTCAATACTTAGCTTTCGTTTCCTCGGTCTGAATACCAAGGTTGCGTCATGTAAATCATAAATCGTCATTAGTTGTAACTCCTCGGCTCGTAGCCTTCACTTTCCCCCATGGCTTTTAACTCCTCTCGATAGTGCTTTGCTATCTCCTTCTTAATCTCTGGCGTAGCCTTGAAGATACCCCGCTGCTTCTCTCTTAAAATCTCCATATGGCCTTCACCAAAATACTGATTCAACCACTCCACGAATTTCAAGGGGTTCTCCGTAAAATCTCTATGACACCAGTGACAAAGACAAACCGCGTTATCAAGTGACCACCTAACCGACTTCAATCTGCGCCCGTAGATATGAGCGCATTCCATTCTTGAATCAGTCTTTTTGCAGTGTTCACAAGTATAATTTGCTTTCTCTCTTACAACATCACTGAACCACTTGTCACACGCTTCGCGTTTTATTGCCATTTTCTTTATCCTCGATGGTGAGTTGGCGCTCTCTGCCGATGGCTTTCGCGAAGTGTAAACAGCTTGGGCAGACCCAGCCGTTAAGCCTAAAATTTTCCTGTGCGGTAAAGACCTCCTGCATCTGCGTATCGCAGTCATCGCACATCATTATCGCAATCACGTTCCCACTCCTCTATTAAGAACTCAATGTAATGCTTGGCTTTCAGTAGGTCACTTAGGCCGCCCTTCTCTCTCCATCTGGAAACATACTTGACCACGTTACCTTCGCAATATCCCAAACCATTAGCCAGGATATAATCTATCGGCTGGATAGCTTTTGATTGGTAGTGGTCGCCCTGAACTTGATAGTCCTTTGCGCTCATAGCTGGTCAATCCCCACCTTGAACCGTGAGTGTTCGCCAAACTCCTTATGAAGTAACACGGTAGTCATTGATCGGCTGGCAGTGTATAGGTGTTCTGAGTGATAGCTGTCCTGGCTAACCAAACAATTCCAGCTTTCGTGATGCAGCCCACCTACTTCATGCGCCTGCTTGTGGTGGATATGCCCCGTCCAAGCATATCTGTATCGAGACTCACCCCACTCTTTAGCTAGACTACTGGTGATCTTTTCGTAAAGTCTTTGTACGTTGATCTTGTCTCCGTGATGAAGTGCGACTAAGTTCTTGCCCCATACAAAATGCAAGAACTTGTTGTAGTTATCAAAGACGATAACCCTCGGCTCGTTTTCGTAGTACATCTTGACCATCTCATTGAGCCAGAGACTCGCATCGGGGTCATGATTACCGCGAATATTAATAACCCACACTTCCTCATGAGCTTCTAGCATTCTGCTAATCAGTCTTTTGTACATTTGACCAACGGCTCGGATAGCCTTACCCATTCGCCCGTCAACATCGAGGGTATGAGTCTGGCTGCCCGTTTGGTTCTTCAGGTTATTGGCGTGCATCATATCGCCCAGGTTTAAAAGTACACCTGTATGAGCATGGCTAGACATTGCAGTGAGGGTATCCACCGCGTTAAACAGTAGCTTAGTTGATATATCAATATCGTAGGCGTCTCCCCCTGTCTCGGGCGGCCAGGCCACCATGCCCAGGTGGTGATCTCCGATAAGATAATTGGCGAGTAGGTTAGGGTCTTTTTTATCCGTAGGTTTTTCAACTGGCTTTGCCTTACCCTGTACGTCCTCAACCAATCCTTCTTTAAAATGCTCCAGCGCTTGCTCGAACATAGCAATAACATCGTTCTTACTCTTAACCCACTGCATTACAGGCGCGCCATCTTTATACAGTGTGGACGTACCCGACACGCTGAAATTGTCTGGCACTGTGTGGATCATATCGTGTTCTGGAGCGTAGCCCTGCTTCGCTGCCCTAGCTTTAATCCTTGCGCTCATGGCAAGAACATTTCGTTTATTGATTCCCATTGCTTCTGCAATTTTGTCAATCGGTACTCCCTGCGACCTCAAGCTAATCAACTGAAGTTGACGCTCGCTTTCACAAAACGGTAAATAACCTTCCCAATCCATAACTCCCCCTAAGTCTGCGCTCGATTAGCTGCGCGTTCAGATGCTTCGACAGTACGCCAGGCATCAATGTATGCTTGGGCAGCTTGATAGACCACCCTCGCTTTAATTGCT